ATGGCACGCCGGCCTGCGTCGGCCAGATGGTTGCTTTTGCCGGCGGCATCGCGGCCGGCGCGACCTCGCTTCCTTGGGCACCGGGATGGCGGTCTCTCGCTGCGCGTTCCGCCAGTACTTCCAGGCGTAGCGTGTTCGGTCCGCCGAGGCAGTCGACTGTGCTGCACTTCGGATAGAGGTCGAGATCCTGAAAGATCGCCTGTTCGGCGGCGATGCGCCACCGTCCGGCCCTCCAGCCCGCGACGGCCGCGGCCCCGCGGCGCTGCAGGACCGGCGCGTGGCTCGCGATTTGGGTCGCGGGCCCGACGTCGCCGTCGATCGTGCCGGCGTACGGGCGCGCAGTCGCAATCGCTCGTTGAAGTGAGCGGTCGTCGATCATGTCTAGTCTCTGGATACAAAAAAGCCGCCTTGCGGCGGCCGCGTTTCAAAGGCTGCGAAAGTGTGGAAATGTCACCTGAACTGAATCAAGCTCAGAGCGCCAGATCTTCCGAGAAGGAGAGCTCTCAGCTCAATTCGTGCGTCTTCCAGCGGTATTATCGGATTATAAAAATGAAAAGTGACGATCTTCCGAGATTCAAGCGGATCACGAAAAAACAGAGTACTCCAAAAAGCTGCGTTTACTGCAATGGGCCCGGGCGATTGACGGCTGAGCACATTTTTGGAAGGTGGCTTAACTCGTTTATCAAAGAGCCGTTCACGCGTACAAACCACATGACGTCCCACGCTAATTTTGATCGTGAAACACAGACTAACGCCCCTACGATGCGCAAGGGCAAACTGGACAGACCGGGAGGAGCATTATCTCACCAAATAAAAATAGCTTGTAGGGAATGCAACTCGGGATGGATGAGTACTTTGCAGAATAACGCGAGCGCTGTGCTAAAAGAGTTACTTGAAGGTAACTGGTCTGGTTTGGACGGCGCGGCGACAGATATTCTGGCAACCTGGAGCGGGATGGTTTCCATGTCGTACCAATATGCAGTGCCAGGACTTATATCGATCCCTCAAGTCGAACGATCGTTCATCCGGCAGCACAGACGACTTTCTGACAAGTGGCAGGTTTATATTGGCCGATGCGAGCCAACATTCCCTTCGGGAACCATCGTTTGTCGATGCCTTCACACATCAACCGGGGAAATACTGCCGGAGAGGGTTGATCCAAATCTGTCCGTGACAACATTTACTGTTCGAAATGTTGTATTTTTAGTTTTTCAAGGTCCCTTGAACGCCCATGTTAGACCTGATGAATTCGCAAGCCACGCAGGACTAATACAAATATGGCCAAGAGTAGCCCATGGCGACTATACATCTCCTGTTCTAACCGGTGATAACGTTGTCTATGCAGCGAATTTGTATCATCGGATAGTGGGTTTAGATCCAAGAGCACATAATGGAATGCTAGTCACTCCAGAAAGCTAAGTGTTTCGTTAGAGCGACCGATGACGACGGAGACTCATGAGCGACATGAGCCCAGCTTTTCGTCCGGCAGCCTGACGGGAGCCGCAGCGCTGTCGATCTGGTCGCTTCAGGCGGCTATTCGATCGACGACCGCATGTCCGCGGCCGGCGACGTCTTCCGGGAGAGGCGTAAGACCGGCCTGTGCGGCGACCTCGTGAGCGTGGAGTTTGCGATCAACGGCGCGTCGGTATCCCCGGAGGATCACCAGGCGGCCTTCGCGGCAGTTGAGGCGGGCCGAGCCCGCCACTAGATCGCGTTCAGCCGCCGACCGCGTCTTCGGGCCACTTCTGGTACGACCGCACGTGGCCGAGCGCGTCGGGCCGGGCCTGAACCGCGGTGACGTCGAGTGTGGCGAAAGTGATGCCGGCCTTGATCGCCTGCGCGCTCGCTACGGCCTCCGCCGTGCCGGTGTTCATCCGAGTGATCGAGATGCGCGAGGACGCATGCGCCATATGCGTGACGATGCCGGCGCCCCGACAAATGCCCGGCCTAACGGACAGGCGTCAGGTCTGCCGCTTGGCCTTAAGGTTGCCTCGCAGCTCACGGACTGTCGCCTCCAACGCGACCTGACTCGGTGTCTTTCCCAAGTCGTTTACCCTGTCAGGCGTGTGCGAGACGCGTGCGCTTCCGGAGGTCGGCTCGGGCGATTTTGCCGGGACGCGACATCGCTCACGCATTTCCTTGATCGCGCGGAGAGTGGTGTAGTAGCGCCCATTCACGAAATCGATCTCAAGAAGCTCGCGGGCCGCCAGCCGGCGGAGCCCACCTGCCTTCATGCTGCCGTCCGGGTAGGCCACGGTCGCAGCCACGCTCAGCTTCAGGAGAGCGTCGTCGGCGTAGGTCTCAAGATCCTCCATCGCTCCTCCGAGGCCCGTCGATCCGCAGTGGCATCTGCTTTTAGCGCAGGCGGCGCGGTGACGTTCACGCCGAAGAAGTAGCGGAACTTCATGGCCGAGATAAAGGATATCGCGGGCAAGCGATGGCCGACCGCTGTCTGGGCTGATCAAGCTCGAGGTCGTGCTCGCATGGCCTTAGCCAAAGTCGGCGATGGCGAAGAAGCGCGACGCCGGGGGCGAAGTGAAAGACCTCGCGGCCCGACGGCGACAACCTCCGCAAGCTCGTCGGCGACGCCCTGAACGGGCTCGTGTGGAGCGACGACGCGATATCGTCAGCGGCCACGACTGGAAGCTCTACGAAGACACGGCGGAAACCCGCGTTCGCGTAAGGGCTCTTTGAGGAAATCAACCATGCTTGGACGCGCGATCGATCCAACTACGAACAACATCCGCAAAAGTTTCATTTCCGGTATTGATCAAAGAAACTTTTATGAACAGTCTTTGTGCCCCGGAACAGTGTTGCTCTGCATGATCAACAATATGCGTGAACGAAATCTGCATAAGATTGATGAAGTGTTGGGCATCCGCGGGCAGAGGGTTCCATTCTGTGATGCTTCGGCGCAAATCATGGAAGGTGTCAACCTGTTCGCTCGCAGAAATAATGTAGCGGTCGAGAGAAGCGACGGACCTTCGTTCGCTGGGTGGAAGCAGCTCTGCTTGTCGGAGAATTGCTTCGCTATCATAGCGGGCAAAAGCCCCTTGAAGCGAGTGACCGATGACCGAGTGAAGCCCCACGGACGGTTCTCGTTCGAGAAGGCCAAACCCTTCCCACGCTGCAGCAAGCGGCGCGAGAAAGTTCACCAAAAGATCTCGGATGGCGTGACGAGCCAGTCGCTCGGGCCTTGTGGCGCTGAACCACGCCAATGCACCTGCTGCAATCGTAGCCGCGGCACCGATCAAAGCGCCCAAGAAGCCTCCCCACTGTTCCATCCACTTCCCAGGGTCGGGCGTGGTGATCAGCGCATGAACAGTCATTCCGAGGGCAGCGCCCAGAGTGACGCAGCACACGGCCAAGATGGTCAGATTGCGGTCTATGTTCATCCCGCCAACATGAGCACGAGTCTCGACGCCGCGCACATAGGTGGTCCGTGACCGCGCTCGACGACGCCTTCCCCGCATGGAAGGCGCGGGCCCACGAGGTGCCGCTGCACGGCGCCGCGGTCGATTACGGCGCCAACCTGAAACGCGCGGCGCAACAACACGTCGGACCGTGCCCGGCCTTATTCAGGCTGGCGTGAGTTCCGTCGTCGCTGCCTGCCCTGGCCGAGCTGATTACCTCGACGTATTGCTCTCTCTGTGTAGGTTTGATTATAAGTGAGGCGTTGGATGGGAACACCTCTAATTTAGAATTTGCTTAACTGGTTCGCCACGAACCACATGTCGGAGGTGGTCGCGTCGACTTTGCAAATCGCGCATCAGGCGTGCGCACTCATTTGTCCAGATGACAGTTCTTATGAGAAGGTATTGAAGCGACGCGAAAACCTGGGAGGTGAAATATTCTACCTGCTTCGGGTCTTGAGTTTGATCGGGTTTTCGGGCTTCAAATTCAATGGCAACCCTTAAGGCTGCGTCAGTCAGGGCGGAGACCCGTTCCATTTCCTCCAGTGCATCGAACAAGAAGCCTCCGACCTCCTTCTCAATTGCGGCATCGTCAACTTTTGCTGTGACTTGGCGTACGTAGCTCAGGGTCGTTTCGTAGAGAGCCTTTCGTTCCTCCCGCGATTTGGTGGGGGTGCGAGAGAGTGCAGAAAGTCGATATGCGACCTGCCTGCTATACTGAAATTCGTTTTTTAGGTCGGTCAATTCCGAGGAGACGCTGCTCAAAGCGTTCTCCGCACTTTGCCGCAAAATTTCCGCGTTTTGCTGGCGAAGCTCTGTAAGCTGGTCTTTTACTGGCCCCAAGGCGATGAAAGCTGCGACCAGTGCAGCTCCGCCGCCCGCGAGGGTGGCGAGCGCGCCGAGGCCGGCGTCCGCATGGCGGCCATTAGCAAAAATGTTGCCAACAGATATGGCCGCAACGATCACAGTCGAAACGGTGACAGCCGGCACCAATGCCCAAAAGATAAATGCTTCCATAAAGTGCTTCGGGCTCCCGCGTCAGAGATAAAAGTTTTGCGCAGAGACTTGCTGTATTGCAATGGAATCGCTTCTTTAAAAGTTGATGAGGTCAGCGGATGAGTGGCCCGTCGGCTCTCACCCACCTCCCGGCCGAGAAGGCGGTGCTTGGCGCCGCGGCGAGGCCTACGTAGAGCGCGAGTTCGTCCGGCTCCATCATGCGGTTCAAGGAGCCATGACGGTTGGCCCGGATCGATGTCCTTTGCGATCAGCTCGGCATCAGCATCGTGAAGCGGTCGCGCCGGTGCCGGCCGAGGGAGACTCGCGCGCGCCGCGCGCTGACCAAGCTGGCGGAGAGCCAGGGCGACGGCCACGTTGTCTTCGTGCTCCGGACGATCGTCCAGAGCGCCAACAACAAGGCCTCGCTCTGGAGCGAGACGATCCTCGCTGTGTCCGACGTGGTCCGGCTGCGGCCCGATCTCTCGGACAGGGGCGGGGCCTTCATGGAGGCCTTCGACCGCATCTCGCTCGAAGAGGTGAGGGCGAGGGCGCGCCGGATGGGCATCGGCCCGAAACGCCAAGTCATGCGCGTGTTGATCACCGACCGGCTGGAATCCGAGCTGGATCCGCCTGCACAAAGGAGGCTGCTTTGACGGATTGGACGCCCGAAATCGTCTTCGCCCGCCTCGTCGAGGCCGGCGACATCGAATGGCGCATGCCCGCCGCTCGCCTGGGCCCCAGCGCCTCGCCGGGCTTCTGGCCGGGCTATACCCACACCTACGGCGACATGGTCGAATGGGGCACGAAGCGGCTCGCCGAAGAGCGCGAGATGAGGAGCAAGCGCCTGCCGCCGAGCGCCGCCGAGATCACCCGGTGGGAGGAGGTCATCTTCGACTGGCACAAGAGCCGGATGCCCGAAGGCGACCGCACGCTCCTCCGGGGCTACGTTCAATCGGTCCTCAGGGGACGGTCGTTCTCGAAGTGGTGCGACAAGAGGGGGCTGAACCGGAGGACGGCATATCGCCGAATTGCGAAAGCACTTGAACGACTTGCTGCTAACCTCTGTAGGAGCAACGTTTTCCTGCGCATGCCCGATCTCGACAGGGTGTCACAACTTACGCCGGGCCGTGGTATCTCACCGATAGGCTCGGACGAACCGCGTTCCCACGGGGGCTGGCGGTCACCGGGGACGGAGCTCACGGACAACCCCGAAGCACGGGACCTCGATTGGGCCCGCGAACAGAATGAGCGCCGCCGCAGGAAGCTCCTGAACGCGGAGCGCGAGGTTGCCTGACCGCATCACGAAGGCAGGGCGTGCAGTGACGCCTCGCGGGGTAGGCAAGGCCTGTCGTGAGATCGGCTACTGCGCGGTCTACATCATCGGCTTCGATGATGCGCCGGAGCCGGTGAAGATAGGCATCGCGGCCGACGTTGGCGCCAGGTTCGATGCGCTGCAGGTCGGGAACTGGCGCAAGATGAAGCTCCATGCGGTCATCTGGACTGCTGGGCGGCCTCTCGCGCTTCGCGTCGAGCAGAAGACCCACGACCTGCTGGAGCGCGCAGGCAAGCGTGTGGCTGGGGAATGGTTTTCAGTGCCGCCTGAGTGGGCGGCGAAGGCGATCGCCACGGCGGCCGCCAGCCTCGACATCCGGACGTTCTCGGATGCCGAAATGAGGAAGCGCGCCGGCCACCGGGTCGCGCGCAACGAGGCGCGAGACTGGGCCGCTTTCCCCAGGTAGCGCCTCACAAATCGATATGTTGGAGCGTTCTGCGGCGGCGGCCTGAAGGCCTCGCCGGAGCCTCCGCGATCGGTGGTGCAGAGTAGAGCAGCCCGGTAGCTCGTTAGGTTCATACCCTGAAGGTCGCGGGTTCAAATCCCGCCTCTGCTTCCAAATTTCGATCCCGTGCGAACGGGCGTGACGATGCGAACCCGACATGGAAAGGGCTGCGGCCCGACATCGGGTAGCGGAGCGCCCTTGTAGGCTCGGTCTCCGGGCGGACGGAGACAGGCAGTCGGGGCCGCAGCGCCGGCTGCCACTATCAACCGCTCAGGGCTATTTCGAGCGGCAGCTTAGGCCCCCTTCGACTTCTTAAGGCCGGCCGCGATGTTGGCGCGCAGTTTGGCGCCGCGCGACGGAGAGTTCGGGGATGGAGGGGGTTCGCCGACGCCCCGCAGCATGTTGCAGAAGTCCATCGCCGCCGCGCGGATGCTGGGCGGGGCGATCATCGGATCGCCGCGCTCCACAGCAAGGTCCAGAGCGACGCGCTCGATCGCGACGCGGTGAAGGTCGCGGAACTCGCTGACGCCGTTCTCGATGTCCTGGTAGGCACGGAGGCTGAGCCCGACGAGGCTCGCCATCCCCAATTGCGTGAGGTTGGCCCGGTCGCGCAGTGCGCGGAGGTCGTCGGCGGTCATTGAAGCGGCTCCAGTTCGGAGTTATCTTCCTGAGCGACCCGGAGAGTGCGCTAACACCCCCCGGGCCTTCGGTGGTTAGAACCAGAAGATCAGGGTGATCTTCAGTTCCTTCCACCTAAGTTCGAAGATGAACGGCATCTTCGGCTCCTCAGGTGACGTCAGGCGTGATTGCCTGACCCGTTCTTTATACGCAGAAACCGCGTTTAGGTCAACACCTAGGCGCGGTTTTTGCGTTTCACTTCGGGCCCTGAACGCAGCTTTTTCACATCTGAGGCGCGCGCGCATGGGCATGGTCGAGCTGATCGTGGCCCTGTGCCTTCAGGCCGAGCCCGGCGCCTGCCGCATTACCCGCACCCGCGGCATGGGCTCGCTCACCACCTGCGCCGCCATGGACGCAGACGGCGGGGAGCGGCCGCGCGGCTGGTACGTGGCGCGCTGGACGTGCCGGTGGCGGGGCTAGAAGTCCGCCGCCTTGAAGGAAGCTTCCGTGCTCGAACCATCCGAGAACTTCTCGGAGATGGTCAGGCTCCGCCGGTCCTGTGAGAGACGATAGGTCAGCGTCTCGTCGTCGGGGTGGGTTCTCCACCGCCCCTTGTCGGACGCCCAGATGACTTGGTTCCCCTCAAGGCGGCACCGGTAGGACCAAAGGGTGCCATCGTCCCGGACGTAGCTCAGGTAGTAGATGCCGCTCTCCTGAGTGTCTGTCCGGATAATCCGGGGGTCGCGACCCATCACCTTCGCGATCGTCGCCTTACAGATCTCCGGCACGCCGATGTCCTTGGCGAAGGCCGATGAGCCGCTCAAGACGGCGAGCAGAACGGAAAGGGCGACTCGGCGCACGGGAGACATCTCCTGCTCAATGGGGCGACGGAGAGCGTGAACTGAGGCGGCTCAACTGTCGAGCCTAGTGGCTTTGCAGACGGAGGTGTGCGGTGGCGCTGAAGACGATCGCGCCCCGCCTCCGCACCATCGACACCCGCACCTGCAAGCCGCCGCCAAAGCGCGCTGACGCCGAGCTTCTGACGCCTGAGCACCGAGCCTGGGCTCAGGAGGTGAAGCGCCGCGCAGGCTACCGCTGCGAGTGGGTGGAGAACGGCGTGCGCTGCGACCGGGCCTCACCGGCTCACCGGCTCTTCGCCGACCACATAGACGAGCGCCGGGATGGCGGAGCCGCCCTCGACCCGAAGAACGGGCGCTGCCTCTGCGGGTCGCACCATGGGCTGAAGACGGCGAGCGAGAGGGCGAAGAGGATGACGTCGTGACCAAGAACGAACTCATCGGTCTGGCGGAGCGGGAAGCTGATCGCCTCACGGACGAGAACGACCATGGCGCATCGACCATCATGCGGGAGCTGATCGCCCGGCTGCGCACCACCGACGAGCTCGTGCTCGCTCAGGTCCAGCGCCTCCGCTTGGAGGAGGGCGACACGGTTGTCCTGACGGTGCCGCATGAAATGACCAGTGAGGAGTTCGGGGCGATCGGCCGGACCCTCGAAGCATCCCCGCTTCGGCTTCAGGAGCGCAACATCGCCGTGATCATGTTGGACCGGGGCGCGAAGCTGGACGTGGTGCTGAACACTGAGCGAGCCACGTCGTGACCAAGGGCACCGGCTACATCGACATGACGCCCGAGGTGTTGCCCCACGTCCTCGCCTTGCTGCCCCGCACCTACGAGGTGGTCGGCTCCGACAAGGCGGCAGACAAGGGCTTCATCCGCCTCATCCTCGCGTCGGATCAGATCGAAGGGGACGGGCGCCAGCTGACCATGCAGGTCACCGACGACCACGGCGTCCGCACCGCGAAGGTCCAGCGCCTCGGCTCGTGATGCCCGCCACCGGCCGCCTCTGAGCCTCGTAAGGGGTAGGGGGGTCAAAAGTTCGGGGCCTAGGGGCCGCGCACCGCATCGGGTCGCATTCGCACAATTTTTCTGGCCGCCTCCGAAAAACGGGGCGGTTTCCTGAACCTGCTGGAAAATCGGAGTTCGTCAGCTCATGGCTGCACGTCGAGGGAGGCCCGCGTTCAAGCCGACTTTGGCGCTTCGGCGCACGGTCGAGCAGTTGGTTTCGGTCGGCGAGAGCCACGAATCCGTCGCCAGAGCGGTCGGATGCAGCCGCGAGACGCTCGAGAAGCACTTCGTGGACGAGCTCGCCACGGGCGCATCGCGCAAGCGGCGGGAGGTCGTGGACCTCCTCTACAAGTCGGCGCGCGCCGGGAACGTCTCGGCGATCAAGAAGCTCGAGGAGATGACTGGAGCCGCCAGCGCGGCGGAGGGGGTGCGTTCGCGAGGCTGGGGCGGCGACGCCAGCGGACCCGCGGTCACCGAACCGGCGGCCGAGGCCCGCCCTGAGAAGCTGGGCAAGAAGGAGGAGCAGCAGCGCGCTGCTGAGCAGGTCGGCGGCAAGTACGCGGTGCCGTCCGCTCCGAAACTTGTGGTCGTCAACGAGTGACGGTTCCGGTCTGGTCGACCGCCTGCGTCGACTGGGCCGAGCGGATCGTCTCGCGCCGGTCGCTCATCCCATTTGGGCCGCTCTTCCCCGATGAGGCGGAGGCGGCGCTCGCAGTCTTCAAGTCGCTGCGGGTCGTCGACCTGCCTGGGCAGCCGACCTTCGGGGAGGCTTGCGAGGAATGGGTCTTCGACTTTGTCCGCGCAATCTTCGGCGCCTACGACGCGGAGAGCGCCGAGCGCCTGATCAGCGAGTTCTTCCTGCTCATCAGCAAGAAGAACGGCAAATCGACGATCGCCGCGGGCATCATGCTCACGGCGCTGATCCGGAACTGGCGGCATTCCGCCGAACTGCTGATCCTGGCGCCGACGATCGAGATCGCGAAGAACAGCTATGAGCCGGCGGCCGCGATGGTCCGGGCCGACGACGAGCTGAAGACGCTCCTCCACGTCCAGGACAACTTCCGGCAGATCACCCACCGCATCACGCGGGCGGTGCTGAAGGTGGTGGCGGCGGACACCGACACTGTCGGCGGCAAGAAGGCCGCCTTCGTGCTGATCGACGAGCTCTGGATCTTCGGCAAGCGCGTGCACGCGAGCGCGATGCTGCAGGAGGCGACGGGCGGCCTAGCCTCCCGGCCCGAAGGCTTCATCATCTACCTGTCGACGCAGTCGGACGATCCGCCGGCAGGGGTCTTCAAGGAGCGGCTGGACTATTTCCGCGATGTCCGCGACGGCACGGTCGAGGACGCCAAGAGCCTGCCGGTGCTCTACGAGTTCCCGGAGGAGATGGTCGCTCAGAAGGCCTATCTCGATCCGGCGTGGTGGTTCGTCACCAATCCGAACCTCGGCCGGTCAGTCCGCAAGAGCTTCCTCGAGGACGAGCTTCGCAAGGCGCGGCGCGGCGCGGGAAATGCGCTGCAGACGTTCCTCGCGAAGCACCTGAACATCCAGATCGGCTCGAACCTGCGGGCCAACCGATGGCCAGGCGCCGAGTTCTGGGATCGCCGCGCCGACGACCTGACATTCGAAACGCTGCTGGACCACTGCGACGTCATCACCATCGGCCTCGACGGCGGCGGCCTGGACGACCTCTTCGGCTTCTGCGCGCTGGGGCGGGAACGCCTGCAGGGAGAGGAAACCGACCCGCTAAAGCAGCGGTGGCTCGCGTGGTCGCACGCATGGTGCCACCGCAGCGTGCTGCAGCGCCGGCAGTCGATCGCAAGTCGGCTTCTCGACTTCGAGAAGGCCGGCGAGCTCACGATCGTTGACGACGAGCTCGACGACATCGAGCAGATCGTCAGCCTGATCGAGCGCGTGAAAGACGCGGGGCTGATCGCGAACGTCGGCGTCGACCCGGCCGGGCTGGGCGACATGATCTCCGCGCTCGGCACGATCGGCGTGACCCAGGAGAACGAGCTGCTGCAGGGCATCCCGCAAGGGTATGGCCTCATGAACGCGATCAAGACCGCGGAGCGGAAGCTGGTCCGAGGGACGCTCGTGCATGCGGGCTCCGGCCTCATGCGATGGGCCGTCGGCAACCTGAAGATCGAGCCGACGGCCACCGCCATCCGCGCGACGAAGCAGAACGCAGGCGACGATAAGATCGACCCGGTCATGGCGCTCTTCGACGCCATCGTGCCGATGTCGCTGAACCCCCAGCCGGCCAAGACGCGGTCCGTCTACGAGAGGCGCGGCCTCAGGATGTTGTGAGGACGAGCCGAGCATGGGGATCATGGACCTCTTCCGCGGGCGGGCCGCCGCGAAGCCCGCAGAGGAGGGCCGCCGCGCCGGGCCCCGCGCGGACGTTGGGCAGTTCATCTCGCTCGACGACGAGCGGCTCCGGGAGTTCCTCTGCCTCGGCACGATGACGCCGTCGGGCGTGAGCGTGACGACCGAGAAGGCGATGAAGGTGCCGGCGGTGCACCGGTCGGTGAGCCTGATCTCGCAGACCGTCGGCATGCTGCCGCTGCACCTGATCGACAACGGCACGAAGGAGAAGGCGAAGGACCACCCGCTTTTCCCGTTGCTGCACCGCGAGCCGAACAACTTCCAGTCGGCGTTCGACTTCCGGACGCTGCTGCAGCACTGGGCGCTGACGGAGGGCGACGGTTACGCCCTGGTGGTGCGGCGCCCCAACGATCCGCGGACGATCCTGCGGATGATCCCGCTGAACCCGGCGCACGTGAAGCCGAAGCAGAACGACGATTGGTCGGTCGGCTACCGCTACACGCCGAGTGACCGCGGCGCCCGGGACTTCGATGCGAGCGAGATCCTGCACATCCGCGGGATGACCCGAGACGGTATCCGCGGCATCTCGCTGGTGAAGCAGGCGGCCGACGCGATCGCGCTTGCGATCTCTGCTGACCTTGCGATCGGGCGGCTGTTTAAGAACGGCACGTTCTCGAACATCTACCTCTCGGCTCCCGAGACGATGAGCGACGAGGCGTTTGAGCGTCTCCGCAACGATTTCGACACCTGGTACAGCGGAGCCGACAACGCGGGTCGGACGCCCCTGTTCGAGGATGGGGTCGAGCCGAAGTCGATCGGGGCGAACGCCAAGGATTCGCAGTCGAACGAGACGCGGGCTCGTCAGGTCGAGGAGATCGCCCGCATCTTCGGTGTGCCGCGGCCGCTGCTGATGATCGACGAGACGAGCTGGGGCTCTGGCATCGACGTCCTGGGCCAGTTCTTCGTCCGCTACGGGCTGAACCCGTGGTTCGAGGCCTGGCAGCAGGCGATCAGCCGCACGCTGCTCGTCGGCGACGACAAGGAGCAGTTCGCAGCGAAGTTCAACCCGGGCGCACTCCTGCGCGGCTCGATGCAGCAGCAGGGCGAGTTCTTCGCGAAGGCGCTCGGCGCCGGCGGGCATCAGCCCTGGATGCACTGGGACGAGGTCCGAGACGCCCTCGACCTCCCGGTCCGGGAGAAGCCGCAGAACACGATGATGGGCCACAACGGCGGGCCCGCCCTCAACGACAACTAGGAGGCCGGCATGGCTGAGGAAGATCGCGACCCCGGCCGCAAGGCCGAGGGCGAACGGACGCGGCCGCCCGCGATTCAGCCTGACGCGGCTGCGGCGGAGACGCCCAAGGCCGTCGAGCGCGCGGAGGAGACCCGCAAGCGCGGCGTCGCGCGCCGCCCGCGCAGCGTGATCGGGAAGGTGATGGCGCGCGAGCGCCCGGGCGCGCTTCCTGAACCGGCGCGCCGAGACGTGGCCGCCCTGACGCCCCAGACGGTCCTCGACAAATGGACCGCGGAGGCCGCCGGCATCCATGCGGTGGAGCGGAACGACAACGTCATCACCCTCTTCGGGATGATCGGCGAGGACTTCTGGTCGGGCGAGGGGATCTCGGCGCGCAAGGTGTCGGCGCAGCTTCGCGCGATCGGCGACCGCGACGTCGAGGTGCAGATCAACTCGCCCGGCGGCGACATGTTCGAGGGCATCGCGATCTACAACGTACTCCGCGAGCATCCCCAGAAGATCACCGTGAAGGTGATGGGCATGGCCGCGTCTGCGGCGTCCATCATCGCGATGGCCGGCGACACGATCCAGATCGGCGCCGCGTCGTTCCTGATGATCCACAACTGCTGGGTCGTGGCGATCGGGAACCGGCACGACATGGAGGAGACCTCCGCCTTCCTGGAGCCCTTCGACAGCGCGATGGCCGCCGTCTACGCGGCGCGGACCGGCAAGGAGGCCGCCGCCGTCGCCAAGTGGATGGACGACGAGACCTACATGTCGGGCTCGGTCGCGATCGAGCGCGGCTTCGCCGACGAGCTGCTGCCGTCGGAGAAGATGACGAAGGATGACAAGACCAAGGAGCAGGCGAAGCAGGTCAACGATCTGCGCGCCATGGAGCTCCAGCTTGTCCACGCGGGTCTGACGCGCACCGAAGCGCGCGACCGCATCAACCGGATCAAGGGCACGCCAGGCGCTGCCCCTGAAGACGACACGCCGGGCGCTGTCGACGACCTGAGCCTGATCGGCGATCTCGCCGGTCTCCGAGACCTTCTACGCTCTCAAGGAGCACATCAATGAAGACCCTCCTGGTCGCGGCGCTCGGCGTCGCGCTCCTGGCGACGTGCTTCGCCGTCATGGCGCCCGACGTCGCCCACGCCGCTCGCGAAGTGGCTGTCTACAGCGCCATGCTGGTGCTGCCCGCTTCCTCCCTCACCGTGCCGCGCGCCGTCGTCGGCCCGGTCCGCGCCGACATCAGCGGGCGGCTTGCCCGTCTGCCGAAACTGGGCTCGACCCCTGATCTACTCGGCTCGGCCCGCCCGGTTCCGCGGGCGATCGTCGCCGCGCGGGTGCGGGCGGACGCCACCGACCCGAAGAAGGTCGTCGCCGAGCTGCTCTCCGCGTTCGAGGACTTCAAGACCTCCAACGACGAGAAGCTCAAGGCGAAGGTCGACGATGTCGTCATGACCGAGAAGGTCGACCGCATCAACGAGGCCGTCGGCAAGCTCCAGGCGGCGTGCGACGAGCTCGCGATCAAGCTGGCGGCCGAGAAGGCCGGCCCCGGCAAGCTGGTGGGCGACATCGAGCCGACGTCGCCCGAGGCGCTCGCGGCCTTCAAGGCACACATGCGCCGCGGCGAGGTCAGCGCGGCGCTCACCAAGAGCGCGGACACCGAGGGCGGCTACTTCGCGCCGGTCGAGTGGGATCGCACCGTCACAGACAAGCTCAAGCAGATCTCCAAGATCCGCGAGAACGCTCGGGTGATCTCGATCTCGGTCGCCGGCTTCAAGAAGCTGTTCAACGACCGCGCCGTCGGCTCCGGCTGGGTGGGGGAGACGGCCTCGCGTCCCGCCACCACGACGCCGGCGATCGGGTCGCTGGACTTCACCCCGGGCGAGCTCTACGCGAACCCCGCGATCTCCATGCAGCTGCTGCAGGACGCGGCCCTCGACCTCGAGCAGTGGCTCGCGGCTGAGGTCGAGGTGGAGTTCTCCCGCCAGGAAGGCATCGCCTTCCTCTCGGGCGACGGCACCAACAAGCCCCACGGCCTCCTGACCTACGTGACCGGCGCCGCGAATGCCGCTCGTCACCCGTGGGGCGCGATCCCCGTGGTCCCCACCGGCGCGGCCGCCGCGCTGACCGGCGACGGCTTCATTGACCTGATGTACTCGCTCCCGTCCGAGTTCGCGGCGGGCGCGAAGCTGTACATCAATCGGCTTTCCCTCGGCGCCGCGCGCAAGCTGAAGGACGGGCAGGGGAACTACCTCTGGCAGCCCGCCTACGTCGCTGGCGAGCCGCAGACCATCAACGGCTCCCCGGTCGTCGAGGTCCCCGGCATGCCGGCGGTCGCCGCGGGCAACATCGCCGCCCTCTACGGGGATATGGAGAAGACCTACCTGGTCATCGACCGGATCGGCATCAACGTTCTCCGCGACCCCTACACCAACAAGCCCTTCGTCCACTTCTACACGACGAAGCGCGTCGGCGGCGGCGTCTACAACCCCGAGCCCATGCGGGCCCTCAAGGTCGCGGCGTCCTAAGCGCCGCGCCACTGCGGCGGGTCGACCGGCCCGTCGCGCCTTCCTCAAGCTGACGGAGGCCGCTGATGGCCACGACCAAGACCACGGCAGGCGACAAGCCCGCCGAAGAGGCCGGCGCCGCGCCGGCGAACATCCCCGCCGCTACCGAGTTCTCGACCTCGGGCGCGCCGGTCCAGGTGACCGACTTCGACCCGTCGCATCCGGCCGTGGACGACAACCCGCGGAAGGACACGACGCTCGACCAGAACCGGATCGACTTCAACGACCCGGGCCTGAGCGAGAGCGAAGCCGTCGCGAAGAACCTGCGCGAGCAGGGCGTCTCTGTCGCCGAGCCGGACGCGAAGTCCGGCGACTCCAAGTAAGGCGGGCATCGGATGCTGACCGTCGTCGAATCTGCCACGTCGCGGAGGCTGACGACGGTCGAGCATGTCCGGATGGATCTGGGCCTTGGGTCGCAGACGCCGTCGGATGCCCAAGTCGAGCGGTTCATCGACCAGGCGAGCGCGGCCGCTGAGCGGTTCTGTCGGCGGACCTTCGCCCGCGAGACGGTGCTGCAAACCATCCGCGCCTGCGATCTCAACCGAGCCCTGCTGCTGGAGCGGGGCCCCGTAAGCTCCGTCGAGACGGTGACTTGGAACGGCTCGGCGATCTCCTCCGCGGATTATGAGACCGACCGGGGATTCCTGTGGCGCCTGAGCGCCGCATCAGGCCGCCGGATGTTCTGGGGCGGCTCCGTCCTCGCTGTCCGCTACGTCGCGGGCTACGTGCTGCCCGGCGAGACCGGCGCCGACCTTCCAGCCGATGTCGAGCGCGCTGTGATCCAACTCGTCGGCGCTGCGCTGTCTACGCAGGGCCGCGACCCGCTCGTCAAGAGCGAGGACGTGGACGGCGTCGGAGAGATCACGTTCTGGGTGCCGGGGGCTCGGAGCCAACTCGCCTCTCCCGAGGCTGAGACGCTTCTCCGGCCCTACCGGCTCGCGCGGGTGCGCTGATGACGCCTGAGCAGGCCAAGGCCGCCTATCGTCGCCAGATCGGCCGCAACGGAGGCCCCGTCACGCTCCGACGCGGGCTGTCGGGCGGCGGCGGCCCGGAGGTCACGTTCAAGGCGCGGGTCACCGGCTACGAGCCTCAGGAGCTCACCGGCAACGTCCAGCAGGGCGACAGCAAGGTGATTTTCATGGCGGACGACCTCGGCGACTTCCCGATGCCGATCAAGTCCGGCTCGACCGACGCCATCTTGCAGGGCGCCCGCAAGATGACGGTGCAGGCGGTGGACGATCAGACGCGACGGGTCGCCGGCGTGCTGATCGCGTACGAGCTGCGGGTGAGAGGCTGATGTCGCTGCGGACGAAGGTCGATCCGATCGACCTCGACATCCGCGCCATCGTCGATGAGGAGCTATCGCCGGCCGCGCAGAGCCGGCAGTTGGCGAGCTTTGCGCGCGCACAGCTCGCGGAGGCGCAGGAGGTCAACCGCCAAGCGCTGGGCCGGGTCCCGCCGCACGCGACGTTCGTGGACGGGCGTCCGGGCGGGTCGATCGACGCGGTGCGCCCAGACGGCACCGTCGTCTTCGCCTTCGAGATGCTCGACGACGTGTTCGTCTACATCGCCGAGCAGCTCGTGAACCACGCTCCGGTGCTGACTGGCGAATACCGGGAGTCGTTCCACCTGCTGGCGGGCGGCGTCGAGGTGCCGGCCGGCGCGCAGTACCCGGCCGCGAGCGAATACGTGTTCCTGCCGGGCGTGCCGTACGCGCGGAAGATCGAACGGGGCCTGTCCGATCAGGCGCCGGACGGGGTGTTCCAGGTCGTCGCCGAGCTCGCACAGCGCCGGTTCGGCAACCTGGCGAAGGTGCGCTTCACCTATCGCTCCACGCTGCTCGACTACGTCGCGCTCGGAGGTCGGAAGGGCGGCAAGTCGGCGTCGGCGGCGAAGCGGTCGGCTCACACGATCGAACGCGAGACGCGGCTGCCCGCGATCGTCGTCACCGGGCGGGACTGATCATGGCTCATCCGGACGTCATCGCCGCGGTCACCGCGCGGCTTGAGAGCAATTGGAACAAGTCGGCGATCCTAGACGCGAACGTCGAGGGCGACGCGCCTGAGAGCGGATCTCCTTACCTGCGGCTGCAGTTCCCAGCCTCCGACAAGGGGCGGCCGATCGTGAACCGCCGTCTCTACCGGGAGGAGGGAGGCATCCGCGTCGTAATCGCGGTCGAGATCGGCGAGGGCCTCGCGAAGGCGTCAGCCTGGGCCGAGGAGATCGCCACCCTGTTTCGGGACCGGAAGTTCTCCGGCGTCCGGACCTTCGTCCCCGGCGACACCTACGTCGGCGACGCGAACGACGACGGCAACTACTTCGTGACCGCCCTCGTCATCCCGTACGCGTTCACGTTCACCGGCTGACGGAGGATCCGATGCCGAAGTACACCAACACGACCAAAGGCAGCCTGGACTTCGCGACCGGCGGCACCCCGACCGATCCGACGTTCACCAGCTTCAAGCCGGGCGAGACCAAGGACGTCAACCTGAACGTCGAGGATCCGTCCGTGAAGGGCGCCCTCGCAGCCGAAGCCCTCGTCCCCGCCGACGCCGCCGCGACCAAGCGCGCCGCGAAGGCCGCCGCCCTTTCCGCATCCTGACGGCGCGCAGCAGCGCTCGTCAGTTCCGCCAAACGGCCCTTAGGCAAGGCCGCCCGCCAGCGTCGTGAGACGTCAGCCGTCCCTTAGAAGGAGCCCCTCTCATGGGCGACATCATCACTGCGACCGACGCCCGCATCTACATCGGGCCCGTCGTCCTCCCGTCTGTCGACACGACCTCCGAGTTCGCCGCCCTCACCTATGCCGAGATCGACATGGTCGAGGACCTGGGCGAGTTCGGCGACGAGGCGAACATCGTCTCGGGCACCACGCTGAAGGACGGTCGTGTCCGGAAAGCGAAGGGCGCCAACGACGCGGGCACCTTGGCCCTGCGCTGCTTCCACGACCCGCTCGACGCGGGCCAGGCGGCGCTGATCGCGGCCTCCAAGACCAAGAAGAACTATGCCTTCAAGATCGTCCTGCCGGACGCCCCGGACACCGGGTACTCGTCCACGACGATCTACTTCCGGGCGCTCGTGGCGTCCCGCCGATTGAACGTCGGCCAGAACGACAACCTCATCCGCCGCAACTACAGCCTCGCGATCAACTCGGATCTTGCGGAAGCGCTGGCGGCTCTCCTCACCCCGTAATCTGCGCGGCGCCGCCTATGGCGGGCCGCTCTCACGCGACCTGAAAGGCGCTACTCCCAATGAAGCTGTCCGCCATCAAGATCGACGCCGCGAAGCTCGAAGAGGGCGCCTGGGTCGGGGACATCCCCGAGCTCGAAGGTGTCCGCTTCAAGGTCCGCGGCATTGGGAACACCGACTACCGCCGGCTGCAGAACAAGCTGATCCTGGCCGTCCCGCGGAAGAACCGCCGCAACGGCCTGAGCGTCGAGGATCAGACGCGCATCGAGAGCCGGTGCATCATCGACACCATCCTGCTCGACTGGGACGGCATCGAGGGCGACGACGGCAACCCGCTGGCGTTCAGCAAGGAAGCCGCGACCGACCTCATCGCGGACCCGGACTTCGTGGCCCTGCGCGGGGGCATCCTCTACGCGGCGTCGATCGTGGCCGAAGAGAACGGCGACGACGAAGAGGCTGTGGAGGGAAACTCCGAGACTGCCTCCGCTGGCACCTGAAGTGGTCCGGCGAAGGCAAGGCCATCGCGAAACTTGAGAAGAAGGGCCGGCCGCTCCCGGCCGACTACCTCAACAAGCCCGATCTGTGGCCGGAAAGCGCGTTCTTCTTCGACGCGTTCTTCCGGCTGAGCCCGAGCCGCTCGATCGGGATGGGGGAGGGCCGCATTCCGTTCGAGGCGATCGACCGGTTTGCCATCCGCAGCGGCATCGCGACGACCCACGAGTTCGACCGGTTCGAGCGCATGATCCGGGCGATGGACGACGAGTTCCTCGAGCGGCGGAAGCCGAAGGGCAAGGACGACATCGGCGGCGCAGTGTCGATCAAGGACGGGGCGGCGATCCGCGACCTACTGACCAAAATCGCGGAGAAGATGGAGGGCCCCGCCGATTCCTAAAATGGTCGCAGCAACGCCTTTCATTTTCTTGGCGTTTGGTAGCGGCTAGAAAGTACGGTATCGCGGATCCTTAAGATCAGGCCGGGGAACGATGTAACCGTTCTGAGGCTCGGGGTGAGTGGCTTGCGAAGGCGTGTAATCTTCGGGGGACACCAGAGCCATGCGGACATCGTTCGCACTGATTTCGATCGACTGCAGCTGCCCAGAGATCTTGGATAGCCACCCTAGTATTGCGCTGATGCCGATAGTTAGAGTGGAGAGTCCCATAGAAACTATCGCGATTCCTTCATGAATTGCGCCCTGCGCAGTTAGCAAAATCAGGGCCCCTGCTACCCATCCTAGGATTCCGACGATCATTAAAAACACGCTCAAGTCGCATCCCCCTTATGATCAGAAAAATACGTCATATCGTGTAAAATATAGTGCTGTCGACTGATGCACGAAACTAAAATTGAATAATGTTGCTCTAATCAATTCAGTGGGCCGGTGCTGAAGCGGCGGCAAAATTTAGAGCTATGACCTGAACATCGATGCGCCCGCGAGCAGGTGGTGGCGATGGCCGCCATGCTGCGTGAGGCGTCAAGATTCCACAACCGGATAGCACCATGTCGATGTCCCTCACGGCCATCCGCGAGTTGACCGTGCGTGGGCGCTCGGTCGGTCTGGACAAGCTCCGGGCAGACATGGATGCCGTCAAGTCGGCACACTTGGGACTCGCAAAGGCGGCTGATCAGTCGGGGGCGGCGACCGACGTCTCGACCCGTAAGCAGGAGGCTTCGCAGCGCGCGTGGGCGAGCTCCCAGGCTCGCGTTGATGGCGTCGCAAAAGCTTACCTGCGCTTCGAACAGGACCTGAACCGCACAATCAAGGCGATGGACGTTGGCGCTGTGAGCGCGGACGCCGCAGCAAAGAACATTGAGCGGATGCAGCGCGCGCTGGAAACGGCCGGCGCCGCGACCAACTCTCCGCTGGATCAGGCGCATGTACAGGTCCACGCCTCCCTTAATCGCGAACTCGGCCTGATCCTCAACACCACGAAGGCGGCGTCCGACTCGGGAGCCGCCTTTGAGCGCGAACTTGTGCGGATGGAGACCGCCGCATCCCAGTTGCGATCCGAACTAAACCCTCTCGCGGCTGCTCAGGCCAAGCTGACCGCCGAGATTGCCGATTACCGCACCATGGCGAGCATGGGCGTCATCACGACCGACGAGCTGGCGGCAGCTGCGGGGCGCGCCCGGCAAAAGTTCGACGAGATGGCTGCGGGGGTGCAGAAGGCCCCGACGGTTCAGTCGCGCATCGACAACATGGTGGGCGTCCGGTCCGATTTCGGTGGCGCGCAGCGCGGGGAAGACGTCCAGGCTTACGGCACGCAGCTCGACCAGCTGCGCGCGCGCTTTTCCCCTTTGTTCGCAGCGCAGGAGCGGTATCGAAGCGATCTCGACGAGATAAATCGCGCCCATCGGGTCGGCGCCATTTCCGACGGCGAGAGGGCCGCCGCACTCGCGCGGACCAAGAGCGCGTTCGCGGAACAGATCGGCGTCCTCAATGGGACGACGGCAGCGGCCCGTCAGGCGGGGGCTGCATTGGCCGAAACCGCGCGGGAGGCGCAGCGAGCGGCTTCCGCCCAGGCGTCCTATCGATCTGGAGGTTGGGATCGCCTCGGGGCGATGGGCGGACAAAACCTCGCCAACATCGAAGCTTCCCGGCGCATCTCGAGCATGGGCAAGACGGCGACCGACGCGTCCAAAGGTGTCGGGCTGCTCGGGCATCAGTGGCAGAACCTGTCGTTCCAAGTGAACGACGGCGTGACGATGCTGATGTCGGGGTCGAGCATCCTGCAGGTCATCGCGACACAGTCCGGGCAGACCTTCCAGATCCTGCAGTCCGCCCCCGGCGGGGCGATGAAGGCGCTGAAGGAGGTGGCTGCATCGGTGTGGGCGATGGTGACCCCGCTGACTGTCTCCGGCGCCGCGGCGGTCGCGTTCGGCGTCTACGCGGCCTATGCGTTCGATCGAGCGAGCACCTCCGCCAAGCAGCTTGAGCAGTCGCTTCAGGGGCTCGGGCGCCTGACCGGAACGACGGTCGCGGAAGCTGAGGCCGCCGCCCAGCGGGCGGCCGCGGCAGGGAACGTCTCGGTACGCGTCGCTCGCGAGCGCGTCGCCGCTCTCATGGCGACCGGCAACGTTGGCCCGCAGCTTGCAGAGCAGCTGTCCGGGGACATCGTTGAAGCCTTCGCGGCGGTTTCCCACCAGGATGTCGCGGCGGCAGGGGAAGAGATCACGCGGGCGTTCGCCAACTCGGCGAAGGGCGCGCAGGAGCTGAACGAGAAGCTCGCCTTCCTCGACGATCGGTCTCTCCAGACCATTCAGCGGCTGGACCGCATGGGCGATCGGACGGGCGCCGCCGCGGAGATGTTCCGTCAGTTCTCTTCCGCGATGGCGGAGCCGACCAACAAACTGCGCGAGCAGAGCACGGTGTGGGACACCGTCAAGAAGAACATCGATGACGCGACGGACGCCTATGGCAGGTGGCTGGCAGGGATTGCTCAGCAGCCGTCCGAAGCGGATGACCGCCGGATGATCGACGCCGCGCGGGGGAGGATGCAGTACCGCCGCGACAACCCGATCATGGGTTGGTTCAGCGGCGGCGCCGGCGGCAATGATCTGGATCAGCAGACGATCCGCGACGCCGAGGAGCGCATCCGGAAGCGCCAGGCCGATCTCGAGAAGAACCTTCAGGACGCGGCCAATCAGAAGGCGATTGAGGCCGGCGGGATCGCACGGGGGATAGTTAGCGGGCCCTCCGACTACCAGGACCTTCTGGAAAAGCAGGCCAAGCTGGCGGCCTCCATCAGTGATCCGGCCATCGCGCGCGGCGCGGCCGACCTGAACGTCAACAGGGAGGCTCTGGCCCGCGTCACCGCCGCGATCGAAAGCTATCTGCCGCCCGCCGAGAAGGCGCGGCGGCTTCGGGAGCTGGACCTCGCCGCCATCAACGCGCGCACGCCCGCTCAGCGCGCGGAGATCGAGGCTGCGCGTGCTCGTGTCCAGGTCGCTGGAGATCTCGAGCGCGCGTTCGACGGCGAGGCCGAGGCGCGGGCCGCGGCCGCCCGGGTGATGGAAGACGCGGCGAAGGCCGATCGAGACTACGCGGCAGGGCAGAACGAGGCGTCGCGCCAGCGCTTGGCCGCCGCGGAGCTTGAGGCCGAGTCGATCGGGCAATCCGCTCAGGAGAATGACCGCCTCCGCACGGTGATGGAATTGACCAACGAGGCGCGGCAGCGCGCGTTCGAGCTGACGGGCGACTACAACCGCGTCTCCGCCGAGACGACCGAGAGCATCCGCCGCGAGGCCGACGAGCTCGCGCGGCTCGCGCAGGTCCGGCGGCAGGCGAACCTCGCGCAGAGCATCAGCGACGACCGTCGCCGCCTGTTCATGACGGACGGCGACGCCAACATCGATCGCCAGCTGACGGATGCCGGGCTGCTGCACAACGGCGCGCCGACGGAAGCCGGCCGGCAGGCGATCGAGATCGACGGCGTGCGGGTCGCGGCCGCGGACTACTTTCGCCAGCAGCTCGAGATCAACGACGCGCTGCGCGAGATGAAGGAGGTCGGCAAGGACGCTTGGTCCACGCTCGGCGACAGCCTCCGTTCGGGCGAGGGGATCGGCAAATCCTTCGCGGCCGCTGGTCGCCGGCTGCTCGACGACGCGTCGAAGAAGGCTTGGGACAACCTCTACGACCAAGCCTTCTCGATGGTCGGTGACAGCCTAGGCCTGAAGGGGGTGTTCGGCGGGAAGCGAGACGGCTCCTCCGCCGCCTCGGCGCTGTTCGTCACTACCGTCGGCGCAACCGCGCCAGGTGTCGGCGGCCTCCTCGGCCTCGGCGCCGGCGGCGATGTCACGAAGGCCCCGCTCGCGGCGATCACCGGCGCCGCGACGAACGACAACGGCGTCAACGCGCGGGTGGCGCAGGCCTTCGACGCCGGCGGTTGGCTGAAATACGCGAACCAGAGCGCGACCCGGAACCAGCCGCTCGACCCGAAGCTCGTAAACGCCTTCTCCTTCCTGCCCCAGAAGGGCATCCAGATGGAGGTCTTCTCCGGCGGACAAGCGGGCATTGGCTCAGGCGGGCCGCGGGTCGGCTCGACGCGCCACGACCACGGCAACGCCGCGGACGTGTTCTTCTCGCAGAACGGCCGGCGGTTGGACTGGAACAACCCGGCGGACGTGCCGGTCTACCAGGACATCGTGCGGCAGGCGCGCGCGAACGGCGTGACCGGCTTCGGCGCCGGCCCCGGCTACATGCAGCCGGGCAGCATGCACGTCGGCTTTGGCTCGCCCGGCGTCTGGGGCGCGGGCGGCCGCGGGGCGAACGCTCCGGGCTGGTTGCGCGAGGCCTACAGCACGCCGGCGCAGGCGACGCTCACCGCCGGCGGCGCGGCGATGCCCGGCGCGGCTGCTGCGAACGACAACCTCGCCACTCTGGCGCAGACCGCCGGCACAGCGAACGACGGGCTCGGGACGCTCGGCAACAGCTTCACCCAGTTCGCAAACACGACCATCAGCCCGGAGGGCGTCGCCGCCGACGCGTCGAAGCTCGGCGCCTCGACCAACCTGCTCGCCACGTCCGCCGAGGGCGCGGCGAACACGTTCAGCACTGGATTCACTGGCGCGCTCGGCTCGATCGTCCAGGGGGCCGGCCAGATCGGGCAGGGCTTCCTCGGGATGTTCGGCTCGGTGCTCAACACGATCCTCGGCGGCATCGGGTCCGCCGGCGGCGGGGGAGGTGGCGGCATCGGTGGGATTCTCGGCGTGGTCGGTTCGATCTTCGGCTTCGACGAGGGCGGCTACACCGGCCACGGCGGGAAGCATGAGCCGGCTGGCGTCGTCCACCGCGGCGAATACGTCTTCGACGCGGCCAGCACGAGCCGGATCGGTGTCGGGGCGCTGGAGGCGTTGCGGAACGGCATGCCGGGCTTCGCGGACGGCGGCTACGTTGGGAACGACAACTACGACCTCGCGAACGACAACGGGTGGAGCGTCCTCGGCTCCGTTCCGTCCGCTCCGCCTCCGCCCGCGCCGTCCTATGGCGGCTCGGAGACGGTCGTGCGGCTCGAACTCGATAACAAGCTGCTGCAGGCGAAGATGGTCCAGACGGCGAAGCCAGTCGCGAAGAGCGAGAGCGCCCGGGCCGGGGCGAAGGCGGTCCAGGTCTCGAACCAGTCCTACCCCTCGACGCAGGCCTTCTACCGCAAGCACGGGCACACGAACTGATGGCCGGCCGCGACGTCTATCCGATCGACCTGTTCGAGTGCGGGAAGATGCAGTGCGACGTTGTCGGCGGGTCGATCGAGGGGCTCCGATCGCTCGCGAACGACACGCCGGACCGCTTCGGCGTGGGCCGCGGCGGGCTGTGGAAGTTGACCTACGCCGACATCTGGCTGGAGACGGAGCAGGAGTACCGCGCATGGCGGGCGCTGCGGGCCCGCCAACGCAACGGCTCCGGCGTCATGGTCGTGCCGGTGCTCCGTCGCCTGTGGTTCGCCCAGGCGCTTGGCGTGCCGGCCGATCAGATCCCGCACAGCGACGGCACGTTCTTCAGCGACGGCGCAGGCTACGCCGGACAGACCATCGGCGCGTCGCTGACCGCGGCGGCCGCCCACGGCGCGACCGAAATTCAGGTGCGGATCCTGGGGGCGCAGCCGCTGCAAGGCGCCGAACCCTTCACGATCGTCCATCCGGTCGCCGAAGCGCGGCTTTACGAGGTCGCCGGGGTTAACGCGATGGCTGACGTCGTCGTGAGCGGGCAGGTCGTCGGCTATGACTACACGATCGAGATCAACCCGCCGCTGCGCGAGCCCACCGCAGCCGGGACAGAGCTCGATTTCGACAACCCACGCTGCCTCATGCGCCTCGCTGACCCGAACGGCATGAGCTACGAGGAGGACATCGTCTCCTTCTCGTCCGTGACCTTCCTCGAGGAGCTGCGCGTCCTCTCGGGCGCGACGGTATGAGCGCGCTGCCCCCGCCGGAGCCGGCTCCGATCGAGGCGTATGCGAACGTGAGCGGCTTCGATGTGGTGGCGAGGATCGTCTGGACCGACGGCTCGATCAGCCGGCTGACGTCCGCGAACATCGGGGTCTATCTGCCGGCCGACGGCGTCGAGGATGTGGACGGCGCCTACTACACCTGCTTCCCCGGCCTCGGGCCGATCCCGGCGCTCAAGCAGACCATCAACGGGGTCTCCGACGAGGTCTCGTTCACCCTGCCAGGCGTGCCGAGCGACATCGCCGAGATGTTCGACGTCGAGGCCGATCTCGCCGAGGGCGCCGAGGTGTTCATCGGCCGTGTCACCTACGACCACAAGCTCCAGATGATCGGCGGCGCGACCTGGATCTGGAACGGCGAGGCCGGCGAGTTCGGCGCGCGCGACAGCGGCGGATCGATGGAGGACGGCGAGCTGAGCAGCGGGAGCCAGACGCTGTCCCTGAAGGTCGGCTCTCAGCAGATCACCCGGTCGAGCTCGCAGTTGTACTCGTGGAGCGACGCTCAGCACCGGCAGCTGCACCCGACGGACGCCTTCTTCTCGGAAATCGGCGGGCTCGAGCAGGGCAGCGTCAAGGTCTTCCCGAAGTTCTAGATGCCCATGCCGATCACCGAAGAACGCCTCGACGAGTATCTCGACGAGGTGAGCGAGGACGTGCGCTTTTGGCAGGACAGCCACTGCCTGCTGTTCCTCGCGCGCTGGGTCGCCGTGGTCCGCCCGGACTTCGCGCTTGAACCGCTACTGGGCCGCGTCTCCGGCCCCGTGTCCGCCTATCGCTTCCTTCAGCGAGAGGGCGGGGTAGACGCCTATGTGAGCTCGGAGGCGGCGCGAGCCGGCCTCGCTCTGACGACTGCGGCCGCAGCGCGCCTCGGCGCCATCGGTCTGGTGCGCGTGCCGCGCGCCAAGGGCGGTGACCTGACCTTTGGCTGCATTCGAACCGCCTCGCGCTGGTCCATCCGGACCCGCGAAGGCCTCGTTGAACTCGACGCCTCGCGCATCCGCGTGCAGCCGCATCTCGTGTGGGACGTCTGACAGATGCCCCAGGCGATTGGAGCGGCCGTCCTCGCGACGATCGGCGTGTCATCGGCGACCGCCGGCGCCGCGTTCCTCGGCACGACGTTGGCCGGCTTCGTCGGCTCGACCATCCTCTCGGGCGTCCTTCTAGGCGCGCAGCTGCTGCTCGCCGAGAAGCCGAAAGTGCCGGAGCCCGCCGACGGCAAGCAGTCGATGAAGCAGGCGCTGCCGCCTGCGATCTACGGCTACGGGCGCGACCGCAACGGCGGCGCCTATGCGGCCTACAAGAGCAAGGGGGCGAAGTCCTACGACGTCATCGCTTTCCACCAGGGCGAGATCGACGGCTACGAGACCTTCTACCTGCACGACGACATCGTGACCTTCGACGCCGGGCAGGTCGACGGCCCGGTGAACTACGGGAAGGGCCGCTACCGCGGCTATATCCCGCCCGATCTCATCGTTCAGATCTTCTGGCGCAGGGGTCTCCGGACCGAGACGCCGTACAGCCAGATGGTCTCGGCGCTGCCGAACGCTTGGACGCCCGACCATCGTGGCGACACCATCGCCTCGGCGCTTCTGCTGACGGACACCCCGTCCGAGAAGCAGTACACGAAGCGCCTGCCGTTCGGCCTCCCGCGGCTCAGCGTCGTCGCTCGCTGGCAGCGCTGCTGGGATCCGCGCGATCCGACCCAGATCGAGACGGACCCGACGACGTGGAAGTGGACGCGCAACCCGTTCGTCTGCTTGCTCAACTTCTACTGCCACTGCCCCGCCGGCTATGGCCGCCCCGTGGGCCGGGTCTACGCGCCGGTCGCCGCCTACTGGCGCGCGGCGATGGACAAGTGCGACGAGGAGGTGCTGCGCGGCGACGGGACGGTTGAGCCCCGCTACACGATCGGCGGCCACTTCGACACGAAGACCGCCCGCAGCGGCGTGGTCGGCGCGATGCTGCGCTCGTGCGACGGGTGGCTCGCGGAGCGCGGCGACGGCGCGATCGTCGTCTACGCCGGCTGGTACTATGAGCCCGCGGTGGTCATCGAAGACCTCCACATCTACGACATCGACATCCGGCGCGGCCGGATGGCCGACGAGCGCATCACGCAGCTCAACGTCCAGATCAACTCGCCGGACCACAACTACGGCAAGGTCGCGGCGGACCCTTGGGTCAACCAAGCGGAGATCGACGCCGGCGCGCAGCCGGTCGCGCGCGACGTCGAGGCGGAGTGGTGCCAGTCCTGGACGCAGGGACGGCGGCTCGCCCAGATCGAGTTCGACAAGGCGCGCTGCAAGATCCGCGGGACGATGGTCTTGCGCCCCTATGGCGAGAACCTGCGCGGCCGACGATTCTTCATGCTGAACTACGGGCGCCGCGCGTCGACCCGGATGGTGCCGTGCGAGATCACCGATTTCCACGACGAGATGTTCACGAACGGCTCGTATCGGGTGGAGTTCCAGAGCGTGGATCCGGCGCGCTACGACTGGGACACGAGCAAGGAAGGCCGGCGCCCGGCGATCCCGGACAACAGCGACGACGCGGATGACCTTCCGAAGCCGCCGCAGCCGACGGTCGCGGTTATACGCGAGACCATCGGCGGGACGTTGGTCGCCAAGATCAGCGCGACCTCTCCTCCCGTCGAGGGATGGCCGAACCTCTCGCTGACCGGCCGCTTCCGCAAGGTTGGGGCGAGCACTTGGCGGAATATGACCGCGCCCGACGACGCCGTACTGCAGGTCCTGAGCGATGCGGTCGAGGACGGCAACTACGAAGTCCAGACCGCTTACGTTGGCGGTGGCGGCGACGACGGAGATTGGTCTCCCACCGCTACCATCACGATCATCTCAGACAACGTTGCGCCCGGCACGCCGGAGAACCTGAAGGTCAGTTCGCTCTCGGGCTCGACGGTCGAGATCTCGCAGCGCGGCAAGACGAACGACACGCACACTCGGTTCTTGCGCCTCCGTGGCGGCGTGCCCGGCACCCCCGTCGCGAACATGCCGACCTTGGACGTTCAGGCGGGCCTTGCGGGCGACGTGCGCACGTTCGCGGAGACGCTGACGCCGCAGGTGAAGCACTACTACGGCGACGCCCTGAACGGTTCGGGCATCGCCTCTGTCGCTCCGGCTGGTCCGCTAGTGGTGACCATCCCGGGCCAGACCTTCAGCGACGCGTTCGCCTACTCCGACGGTGCGCTGACGACGGTCGCTCCTGCGAACTGGACCCGGATCGGCGGCACGGCCGGATCGGCTCAGGTCGTGAGCGGCAAGGTTCAGGCGGCGATCTCCGGAACCACGCTTTACGCGGCGCCCGACACCTTCGCGCCGAACATGTGGGTGTCCGCGGAATGGCTTGCGGCGGCCGCCTCCACCAACGGCATCGTCGCGATCGTCGTCGACAGCTCGAATTACATCTGGGCGCGCTACCGCGGCACGATGTGGGAGCTGATGAAGCGGGTCGCCGGCGGATCGAACGTCACGATCGCCAGTCAGTCAGCGGCGATTCCGGCGGTTGGATCCGAGGTCCGACTTGAGAAGGCGGGCGCCGCGCTCACCCTGAAAGTTGCGGGAGCGACGATCGTCACCGGCTCGCTTGGGAGCGATCTGCTTGCCGCCTCGCGGCCTGGGTTCGTCATCACCACGGCCGTCGCCGGGGACTTCCTGGACAACTTCAAGGCGGGGATCTCGTCATGATGGGGGAGGTGCGCGACTGGACGGACGGGGTCGACGAGGTCCAGAAGGCCACGCAGTCCGTCGGTAGCGCGGTCGCGGGGACTGCGGCCATGGCGGCCGACGCCAAAGCTGAGGCTAAGGCTGCTGCGAGCGCCACGCCGAGGATCGATTACGGCGTCTCCTCCGTCACGTTCAACACGGTCGTCAGCGTGTCCTTGGCAGCGCGCTCGCTGAACGTCGCAGTCCCCGCGGCCAAGGTCGCCGACCGCGTGCTGCTCTGGCCGGAGGGTGCGGTGCCCGCCGGTTACGTCATCATCTCCACCGCGCGTGTCACCACCGCGGGCCAGGTGCCCGTGCAGATCCTGTTCCCAGCGATCGTCGCCATCTCGAGCGTCACGCTGTCGTTCCGGATGATCGCCTTCCGCGACTGAACTAACCCCCATTCCGACCTGACCAAGCCGCCCGGCACGCCGTGGCGGCTTTTTGCGTGGAGCCCGCCTCATGGCGTCGATCATCGACAGCTTCCAGCTGACGTTTCGGGACTTTGAGACCCCGAACCTGCCTTCGTCCGGGCCGCGGAAGGTGTGGAAGGCCGACGCTCGCGCGCTCGGCGGCGTAATCGAGCAGGCCGTCAATCTGATCGCGAACGGCGTCGTCATCGGGAGTGCCACGCTCTATGCGACCAAGGCCGCGATGGACGCGGACTACGCGACGGGCGCGGTGGGTCGGCTCGCGCTCGTCTACGCCGACAGCACGGCGGCGAACAACAAGATCTGGGTGAAGGGCGCATCGGCCTGGGTCGATGCCGGCATGACGCTCGCGGCTTCCGCCGTGGCGCAGCTCGCGGACTTCTCCGCCCGCATCGCGGCGCTTGAGGCCATCGCCGGCCTGTTTCCCTACGCTGTCGCAGATGCGGCAGGCACCGTCGATGCGCTGATCCTCAACCCGACGCCAGCACTGCCGTCGCTGAAGGTCGGGTCGTTCGTCTACTTCAGGGTCAACGGCCCGAACACCGGCGCTGTCACGATCAACGTGTCCGGCCTCGGCGTGAAGGACCTTCGCGGCATGACGGGCGGAAGCCTCGTCGCCAACGACCTGCAGGCAGGGCGGGTCTACGCCGCCCGGTACACCGGCACGCGATGGGACCTCGTCACCGGCGCACTTGGCGCCTATAGCGCCGCTTCGGTTGGTCTTTCTCAGCCCAGGCGGATCACGCTCGATCCTGCAGCCACTGGCGACCTGATCATCGGGACGACCTCTGGGCCGGCAATCACGCCGACGGATCTCCTCTCGAACAACGGCCTGCTGATCTATGTGCCGGCGGCGGTGAACACCGGGGCGGTGCTCGCGCGGATCAACGGCGACACGACGGACCGTCCGGTCCGCGACATGAACAACGGCAGTCTGGTCGCCGGCGATTTCCAGGTCGGCAAACTGTACCTGTTCGTGGCGGACGGCGGGGCGCGCTGGCGCTGCTTGAACCCCGGAGCCGGCGTCGTCCGCGCAAGCGATATCCCAGCCGCCGTCGCCGCCGCCGTCGCCGCGCTACTCGGTGGCGCCTCCACGTCCGGCGACACGCTGAAGAAGCTTGAGGACCGGATCGCGTCCGAGGTCGTGACGCGCGGCCTGAACGACTCCGGGCTGCAGGGACAGATCACGCCGCTTGCGAACAAGCTCGCGGGCATCGCTACCGCCGCCACCGCGAACTCCACTGACGCACAGCTGCGGGACCGCGGCACGCACACGGGCGTCCAGGAGATCTCGACGGTATCCGGACTACAGGGCGCGCTAGACGGCAAGGCCGCTGCTGCTCACAGCCACGGGGCGGCGACTACGAATGCTGCGGGTTTCATGGCTTCGGCGGACAAGGCCAAGCTGGACGCCGTCGAGGCCGGCGCCGACGTCACCGACGCCCAGAACGTCGCGGCTGCGATCGCAAATTCCCCTCCCAAGACCTCGCCGGCCGACAGCGACATCCTCGCGCTGCTCGACGCCGCCACCGGCTTCGTTATGGGCAGGATTTCGTGGGCGAGCCTGCGGGCGCGGATCGGCGAAGCGTTTGACACCCGGACGAACCTCCTCGCCGGGTCGGTCAAGGCGAACCCGGCCGCCGGCGACCGCTTCCCGATCCTCGACAGCCAGAACTCGAGCGCGATCGGCTACTTCACGTGGACGGGCTTGCTGGCCGCGATCCAGAGTGGCCTCAACTTGGTCTTCCAGGGCCGCAAAACGGTTCTCGACCAGACCACGGCCGCCTTTACGACCGAGAAGGACACCTTGTACTCCGCCGCTGCGGGGAACGCCACCGCAGCGCTCGCGGCCATCACACCGCTGAGTGACATGAAGGGGAGAGCCTTCGCCCGTCCCGGCGACGCGCCTGCGCTGTTCTCGAACCAGACGGCCGGCAAGGCTGTTGCACTCCCGCCGCCGGCATTCGGCGTGAAGGAGACGACGACCGCGCTCGGGTCCTACTGGCGGATCCGGCCGGAGGACATCGACGATCAGACCGGCTGGCGGGACCTCGTCCAGGCGACCGACTTCGAGATCGAGGACGGGCGCACCTACCTCGTCTCCACCCGCTACGTCCGGCTCGCCAATCCCTCGACCGCGCAGCCGGTGAAGCTCCGCTGGTTCAACCTGAATGGCAACGGCAATGCGATCAGCGACGTCGATCTGAAGACCGACCCGAACCCTGTGACCAGTCAGGGCCCGCGCTCGCTGTTTGCGTTCATCGGCAAGGACGGCGCGCCCATTCCAACGGGGATGACGGCGCTCGACTACACGATCGCGCCGACCGCGGTTTACGGCCGCGCCGGGACCCGCATCATCTCGAACGGCCAGTCGACCGGCGTCATCTCGCTGTTCGTGAAGGACGTCACCGACGACATCACCGGCGGTCTGGACATCACCTCGTTGATCGCGCGGGTGACCGCCGTCGAGGCCTTGGCGGGCGTCGTGCCGTTCGCCGTCGTGGATGGCAGCGGAACGGCGGACACGCTCGTCATCAACCCGACGCCGGCTCTCGCTTCTCTCAGGGTCGGCGCGCTCATCTACTTCCGGGTCCTGGCCGCGAACACCGCGTCGCCGACGCTCAACGTCTCGAACCTCGGCGCGAAGGATCTGCGGGGCCAGGGCGACACCGCGCTCACGGCCGACGATCTGCAGCCCGGACGCGTCTACAGCGCCCGTTATTCCGGGTCGCGGTGGGTGCTGATGTCCGGCGCGACCGGGCTCTACACCGCCCGCGAGCCCTCAATCGCGCAGACTCGCCGCCTTGCGCTCGCGGCGAACACCGAGGCCAACGTCATCATCGGCACGACGTCTGGCCTCCCGATCAGTGACACAGACCTGCGCAACAACAACGCCCGGCTGATCTACGTCCCGACGATCGAAAACACCGGCCCGGTCGTCGCCCGTATCAACGGAGACACCTTTGATCGGTCGGTGACCGACATGAACGGCGCCGCGCTCCGCGCCGGCGATTTTCAGGTCGGTAAGCGCTACGAACTGATCGCGGACGGCCCGCGCTACTGCTGCCTGAACCCCGGCGCCGGCACTCCGCGTCAGGCGGACATCCTCAGCAACGCGGCACTCCTCGACGCGCTGTTCCGGAATCGCATCCTCGCGCGCCCCGCCGAAGAGCCGCACACTTGGACCTACCAGCCGACGATCGCTCCGGCGACTGCCGGCAAGGTACTCGACGGCGGCCCGAACTTCGTGATCGCGCCGACCGTGCGGGGCAGGGGTCTCGCGATCACCGGCGCCAACGGCGCTGGGCCCATCGGGCTCGACTACATCGTCCCGGGCCGCGTCTACCGCGTCCGCATGGGCGTGATCCGCCTCGTTGACGACGTAGCGTTCAACCGCGCGAACCTTCGCGTGCGGGCCTTCGACAAAGACCTCGTCGGCATCAGCACCCTGCAGCTCGGCGAGACGCACATCATCAGCGTCGCGGACGGCTTCCAGGAGTACGCGACCACGATCTCGACCGACGCGACCAAGGCTGAGGTCGCGCTGCCCGCGGGCACGGTCGCTGTCCGACGCTACGCCGCGAACGGCCAGGGCGTCACGAACGGCGTGCTCGCGGTCCTCTACGTCGCGGTCGACGACATCACGGACGGCGGCTTCGCCTCCGCCACGCCCGTCGCCGACCCCGCCAATCTCGACTTCTTCACGCGCGACGCCGGCGGAGCCCCCCGCACGCTGTCCTCAGCCGACCTCGAAGCATGGATCAAGCAAATGGCTGCTGGCCCTGACCTTTACCCCCACGACATCGTCAAGGAGACGATCGGGACCACGGGGAGGGTCATCATCCCCAGCGCCCCCGAGGTCTACAGCGTCTTCATCCAGAATCTGTCCGAGGACTCTGACGCCGAGATCGGCATCGTTGACGGCGACAAGTCGATCGCCGCGATGTCGGACGCGAAGTGGAGGATCGGCCGGCTCGGCTACATCGAGGCGGAGAGCCCGAACGACTTCGTGCCGGGCGCCTTCAGCATCATCTCCAACAAGGATGGCGCGCGGTTCTCCTGCCACTTCACGACGACGACGCCGGACAACCCGATCTTTACGGCCGGCGCGGCGCAGGCGGCGGAAGAGCACCTCGCCCGCTACTCCGGCAGCATGACGACGGCGCAGCAGACCGCGATCCGCAACCGCTTCCGGACGCTCTGGCTCCTTGGCATCATCCAGAAGGCGCGGGCGGCCGGCGCCACACTGCTCACGGCGCGCGCCCCGAACCTCACCGACAGCCTCCTCGACTGGGCGCGCCCCGGCGCCATCGCGAGCGCGTTCGGCTCCCCGACGCATGTGCCGTGGTCGAACTGGGCCTTCGACGGGACCGACGACTACATCGAGACCAATGTCGGCTTCTCGGCCGGCGTCACCCCCGGCGACCACACGGGCTATGTCGAGATCGGGCCGGAGACCCACACCTCCGCGCAGATCGCGGCCGGGTCGCAGCGCCTGCGGTTCTCCCTGAACCACCTTAACGGCACCCGCATGCGCATCACCGACTTCTCCGCCAACATGGCCGGGTCGGGGCAAGCCTACGCGGACATCTACTACAACCCCGAGCACACGGCGGGCGGCGGCGGCCACGTCTTCGCCAGTCGCAACGACGCGATCAACACGATCGCGACTCACAAGAAAGCCGACTTCGTCGTCTCGTCGCCTCTCGATTACACCGACGCCTACACCTTCAAGCTCGGCGCCGGCTCCTCGACCAACAACGCGGCCGTGTCGTTCTGGCCGGGCCCGGTCTACGGCGGCGGTCTTCTGCCCTTCCTCACCAAGACGCAGCGCGACGGCCTCGTGGACGCCGACGCCGCCTTCGTCGCAGCGCTTGCGGGGGCCTGATCCATGGCGACCATCACAGTCGACGCCTTCATCTGCGGCGGACAGATCGCGGGCCTCATCGCCGGCCGCACGATCGCGGAGAAGGGCTACGAGGTCTACGTCCAGGAGTGGACGAACGAACTCGGCGGCATGTGCGTCGCCGGCGTGCTTCAGGTGGACTACTCCGGCCGACCGCCAGCGGGGCGCGCCAACAAGTTCTGGCTCGACGTGAAGGATTACGCCGAGAGCCAGGGCGCCGTCTGGGACGGGACGAACGCGCCCGCGGGCCTGCACCCCGCGAACGGCCTGCCGCGGAACGTCTCTCCGCTCTGGGTGCTCCACGTCATCAACACGACGCTGATCAACCATCCGAACATCACGGTCGTGAAGTCGGTTGACATCACGGGCGTCGACAAGGACCCGGTGACGAAGCGGGTCAAGAGCGTCAGCCTGAGCAACGGCGACACCGTCCTCTGCAAGCAGTGGACGGACTACTCCTACGAGAGCTGGCTTGCATCGCATGACGACGTCGGCATTCCCCATGAGTACGGCCGCATCGACCGTCTGCAGTGGGACGAGGAGAACTCGGGCAACGCCGTCTTCGCGGTCACGGACAACCTGAAGGTGGACTTCCCGATTCGCCTCCCGAACGGCAACCTCAACCGCTCGCGCACCCATCGCCCGAGCCTGCCGGACGGCTACGGCTCGCTCACGACCATGGGCTTCAACTGGCGCTTCATGATGTCGACCAAGGCGAACCGCCGCCCTTGGTCGACGCTTGAGGCGCCGCTCCTCGCCCTGGGCTGGCGGATGGAGAACTACACCGACTTCATCAGCGAGCTGTTGCAGCGGAACGCGACGAACATCGGGCACATCGCGTCGAGCCATCCGTGCGACACGCGCCCCGAAGACGACTCTCTCCACACGACCAACCCGACGAACATGAACGAGATCCTGCTGGCGCGGAAATACCCGCTGCTGCGGACGCCGAACCAAGCCCGCTGGTTCAAGGATCAGATGTTCCTCGCGACCGCGGGCAAGATCTTCGCGGCCTACTCAAGCCCGCTGACCAGCGCCCAGCTCAAAACGAACCTCAACAAGTACGCGCTGCCGGGGGAGGTCTATCAGACGAACTACTGGCGCGTCCCCGGCTGGCCGCCGCAGCCCTACATCCGGTCCTGCCGTCGTGCCCGCGGCATCTACACCGCGACGTGGAACAATTTTCAGAGGATCCCGCCGGACCCGACTTGCCACGCCGGCTACAACGCCGACAGCCACCAGCACTTCTGGTACTGGGACCCGGAGACGGCGATCTCTTGGAAGGAAGGCGGCCCGGAGCCCCACCAGACCAGCACGTGGCTCGTTCCGTGGCGGTTCTTCAAGCCGCACAAGCAGCACTGCGTGAACGGTCTGCTCGGCTGGAACGGCGCCGAGAGCTACATCATGTCGACGGATCTCCGGATCGAGACGATCAAGATGATGCAGGGCGAGGTCGCCGGTATCGCCATCGCACTCGCCCTCGATCTCGGCATCGACGTGGTCGACGTCTCCCACGCCGCTCTCAAGCCGCGCCTTCAGGCCGCCGGCTTCAACATGTCGCTCTGAGGAGGCCCGGATGAAAGTCTTCAACCCCGGCCTCGGCGGCTCTGGCGGCGGCTCTTCCTCGGACATCTCGCGCGAGGAACTGGAGGCGGCGGCGAACGGCCAGGCCTTCCTCCATGACGGCGTCTTCGTCAGCCACATCCCGCGCGGCGTCTATCCGATCTTTATCACGAACCCGTCCGGCAAGCAGGGCGCGCCACGCTACGTGTCGGCGCCCGCGACGCAAATGGGGCCGATCTGGTTCCCAGACGCGGACTACGCGCCCCAGCGGGTCAACGGCAACGCGGCCGGGGATCAGTGGATCCGCATGTCGCCGTATCGACGCTACGTCGTGACCGACATCGACATCGTGAACGTGGTCGGCACGCCTGGGGCGCTGACGTTTGGCGTCTACTCGAACACCGGCGGCGCAGGCGGTGGCGGCATTGAGGTGCTGCCGACGACGACGACGCTTTCCGGCATGACATCGGACCTACGCAGCCGGAAGACGTTCGCCAACCTCAATGGCGGTTTGGGCATCGATCTTGAGGCGGACCACCTCTACCTCAACGTGGTCACGCCCAACGCCTCGCCGATCTCGTTCGTGATGATGTTCCACGGCCGGGCGCTCATGCCCTGCGACGAGTGATGGCCGTGGAGCCCTACGACGAGTCTCTGCCTGACAACGGCTTCGTCAACGACTGAGGGGCAGCACCCTGAGGGGAATGCTCCCAGCACTTCTGGCCAGCCGGCACGATCCGCATGCACCGGGCGCCGAATGACCGGCGGCGCTCCGCATCTTCGCCCTTGCTCAGGACCTCGAACTCAAGCGGCTCGTCGCAGCGGAACCAGTCGGCAGATTGAATGTCCGTCACCGGCCGGCGCCCGGCGATGTCTCGTCCAGGGCTGCTGGATCAAAAAACAGCGCCGCAGCCAGCTTCGCCAGCACCTCTGCTGACGGCCGGCGCCTACCGGATTCGATGTCGGACACGAAGCCTTGTCCGACCCCCGATGCTGCGGCCAGTTCCGTTTGGGTCAGCCCGTACTGCTTGCGCCGAGCGCGGATGAAAATCGCGAGTGCGGCATCTCGCTCGACCTCGATGACCTTAGCAGTTGGCTGAGAGACCGCAGCGTCAAACGCCGCGATATCTCGAATGTGTTCTTGGGCCTCAAAAACCGCGGCGATGAGCCTGTCATAGTCGGCTTTCGTTAGGACAACGAGCTTCTCGCCGGAGGCCGTAGCGATTATTTGCGTATGGGGTTCATGTCTCATAACGCATTAATCGCATTCAGCGCAGTGCTGCGCAAGCGATATCGCATCAACCCCATCGCCCCGTCCTCGCGCGGGGCTTTTTCATGTCCGGAGACTGCCATGAGCGTTGAAGACGTCCAGCGTCGGTTGAAGGCGCTCGGCTACACCATCGGCACGGCCGGCCCGAACCGCGACGGAGTGGACGGCGACTTCGGTCGCCTGTCGCAGCTGGCGACCTTGGCTGCTCTAGTGAAAGGCGCACCGGCGCCCGCCGACGCGCCAAGTCCCCCTCCTGGCACGTCGGCGACAAAGCCCTCTTCTGTGCCGGCATCCTGGATGCCGGCGGCCTTGATCAAGGGGATCGTAGTCCACTGGACAGCCGGCGCTCACAGGGCATCTGCATTAGACCGTTCGCATTATCACCTGCTGATCGAGGCCGACGGGAAGCTGGTGCGCGGGACGCCGTCGATCGACCTTAACGACGCCCGCGGGCTCAAGAGCGGCTACGCGGCCCACACGCTGAAGTGCAACAGCGGGTTCATCGGCGTCTCGCTGTGCTGCATGGCCGGAGCGGTTGAGAGCCCGTTCAAGGCTGGCCCGCACCCCATGACGCGGGCGCAGTGGGACGAACTACCGGCCGTCCTCGCCGACCTCTGCCGACGCTACGACGTCCCCATTACGCCGCGGACCGTGCTCAGCCACGCCGAAGTGCAGGGGACGCTCGGCATCACCCAGCGCGGCAAGTGGGACATCTCCCGCCTTGCCTTCGATCCCTCCGTCGTCGGCGCGAAGGCCGTCGGCGACCTGTTCCGCAAGCGCGCCGCGGCGCTGCTCGCCAACCCTTCCGAGGCCTGAGCCATGGAATTTCTGAACGACGTCTGGGCCGGACTGCGGCCCTACGCGGTCGAGGCCGCCGTCACGATCGGCGCCGCGCTGCTCGCCTACGCCGGCGCGAAGGCGCTCGAAACCCTTAAGGCGATCAAGGACGAGAAGCTCGCGCTCTCGCTCTATCGGACGATCGAGAATCTGCTGAAGGCGGCTCTGGCCCGCCGTGCTCTCGCCGGCTCAGCGATCGGACCCGAGGTCACGGGGCAGATCCTCAAGGAGGTCCTGGAAGGCACCAAGGCGGTCAACCCGAAGTCGGTCACCGGCCTGAAGCAGTCGGACGCTGCGCTAGTCGACAAGATCACCGCGCGCCTGCCGGAGGCGAAGGCGGCGGTCGTGACGGCCGCTGCGGTCGCCGAAGCGGCCAAGGTGGCCTGACCGCTCGTGGACCCAGCAGTCTTCCCCTGGCTTCTCCAGCAGGGCCCATGGGGCGTAGTCGTCCTGATCCTCCTCACGGTGATCGGCATCCTCTGGCGGGGGCGCGAGGCGCTGCTCACGCGGCGCGAAGAAGAGGTGAGGGCGCTCGTCGAGGCGCTTAACGCGAGCACCCGCGCGATGGAGGCGAACGCCGAAGCGCTCGACGAGAACACCAAGGCGACGGCCGCCCTGTCGCATCTCGCCGCTCTCCGCGCGGCGGCCTTCGACGAGCACAGTCGGCGCTTCGAAGAGCACTCCCGCCGCGTGGAGGCGATCCTTCAGCAGCGAGTTCCCTCATGAAGGGGGTCATCCGCATGCTCCTCTCGGCCTTCAGCGCCCGCGGCCGCAGCTTCGAAGAAGCGAGCGAAGCCATGGCGACCGCACGCGAGCGACAGGCGCTCTCGAGCCTCTACGTCACCGCCACCTCGCGCCAGGCCGTCATCGGCTCCGCGCGAACCATCGAGGCCGCTAAGGCGGCCGCACGCATCGTCGCCGGAGACAAGCGGTGAGCATGATCACAAGACTGCGGTTCTCGGCGGCCGGCGCCGCGCGCTACGTCGGGCGCCTCGCCCGCAGCCCGACGTTCTGGCAGGGCGCGGGCGTCATCGCCGGCTTCTGGGCGCTCGCCGCGATCGTCGACTTCCTCCCCCTCTACGCGATGACGCGCGTCATCCTGCTCGTCGTCTCGGTCGGCGTGTTGCTCGCCTACCTTCCCGGCTTCCTAGAGGCCATGGTGGCGCGTCCGATCCGGGACGGCGAGCAGCTGGTGCTTGGCATTTGGGTGGCGTGGGCGGGCGATATCATGCTGGGCGTCTGGGCCATCACGCAGCGCTGGCTCGACCGCCCGGAGTGGATGCTGACGTCGGACTTCGTGACGTTCATCGTGTTCGTGAAGCTGCTAGGCGCGACGCTGCATTTGACGTCGCCCGGATCGGTGGAGGGCAGAGTCCCCCGCGGCAACTGGGTCCTACTCGCGATCGCGTTCTCGCTGGGGGCGCTCGTCGCCGGCGTTCTGCTCGCAACCTCCATGGGGGTCGGGCTCTTCGGGACCTAA